CTTGCTCGACTATAATTTGTTTTTCTTTTTTCTTTTCAGTAGTCACCATCGGGGTCTCCATATTTTTGTGCTTGGTGTTCTAGTATATCACGATTGTATTCATACTCAACTTCATCTAAAAAGTTCTCAATGTCTTTTCCCGCTTGTCTAAATTCAGCGGGTAGGGCTATCTCTTCTATTCTGCCGTCTTCCCATTTAACCGATAGCCACCATGATTTAATCCTTATAGGTTCTTGTGGTTCGGGCGGGTCTATGTCGCGTTCTAATCTATCTATGTTGTTCATACTTCCCCCATTTCTTTATATAAGTTTTCTAATGTTTGTGCTGCCCATTGTAAATTAGATGCTCTGATTTCGTCAGCTTCCCCATTTGCTGTTTCTTCTAGATAGTCTGCCGTATTCTTTATTGTCTTTAAGCATTCTTTTAGCGTTTGTCTTATGGTAGATTTATAGGTCATTGATTTCCCTTTCAAAGTAAGCCATACATCGTTCATAAATTGCATTAAATAAGTCTTGTCCGTATTCTGTATCACTTGTGTTGCCGTCTTCGTCATCTTGGATACACAAATGCTCTATATCAAGCAACCAAATCACGTCGTCGTAGATTGCTTCCGCTAGTTCCCCCGCCTTTTCATTTGGTGAATTGTCTATTATCTCTGTGCCGTTAATGAGTTTCATGTTGATGCGCCTTTCACTCTTTTGTCTATGTAAGATAATTCTTTTTCATAATCTTTTATTTCCTTTCCCGTCAAAAAATGGTTTTCACCGCAACAACTGCCTTTCCATTCAGGCACTTCGTCATAGCAATACACGCAATACGTTATGCCGTCATCTAAATCGTCAAACTCGGTTTCAACTGCGGGTTCAAACTTCTCTGCCGTCCATTCTTTTTGTGGAGGTTCTAAACTAAACCGATAAGGGAAATTCGTTTGATCGTTTAAAAATAAACATAGACGTTCCAATACTTGTTTGTAATCATCGCCCACAATCCTAAAATCGTCATCGCCCTCTGTATAGCTAATAAAAACTTCTTTCATATCAATCCCCGTTTCTGTTAGTGAGGTCTACGATTATCTCAAACCCCGTTTCTACTTGTCAAGTATTATTTTACAATTATTTTGTAGTCCCCGTTTCTAGTCCGCATTAAGTATTTATTGCGTTGACTTTGTCCCCGTTTCTTTTTTGGCGTGGGGAATTCCCCGCTTCTAGTCGCGCTGACGCCCCCGTTTCTAATGAAACCTGTTCCCTAGATTTTGCGCATTAAGTATTTATTGCGTGGACGAAGTGAGAGAAAAAGAATAACCGAGTAGAATACTCAAGTATTTAAAGTGAAAAGAAAAGACGGGCATGGGTAGCCCGTCGAGGTGGAGTGATTGCATTAATCTAGTAGTGATAAGGTGTGCGGTCGAGCGGTGCGTCGAGGTCGTCGTTCATTGGGTAGTATTGCGCCTCCTCCATGTATTGAATTTGATCGACTAGGTCATAGATAACATTAGCAATCTCGTCGGGCTTGGCACTTTTAACCCATTTCAACATTGACTTATAATCGGTATATAGTAGATCATCATAGGTCGGGAGATCGTGCGACATGGTGCGATTGTGTGCGCCGTAAAATGAATATAGTGGACGCGGTTCGGGTTTTCTGACAATCGGGAGGGCTTGGCGTTTCCAATCATAAGCGAGGATTGTGTCCCTCATTCGTAGGACGTGCGCCGTGTCTAAAGTTTCCGCGCTTGTGTGTTCTGACTGATAGCCTATCGAGATATTAAGACACTCGGGGACTAGGTGCGCATATTCCGCCGTGTCTGTATATATGCCCGTTGTGTCGAGTTGGAAGTCTTTACCGAATAGCTTAATTAATGCGTGGCCTAGTTCATCACTCGCGCACCTGTCGCCTCGTTGGTGTGTGATGATCGAAGTTGTCCCGCGTCTATCAAACGCGACCGCGTGTGTAAATTGTTTTATATAGTCGGCATGAAGTTCTGCGATCTGCGACGAACCCCACCCCCCGCGCTCCTCGCCTCTGTGGAATATATATGTCCCCTCAACGTCGGCGTCGATCATTTCAAGAAGTAAGAAAACCCCCGCGCCGTCGTCCGCGCCTAAACAATCGGACGCTTGATCTACGAACGCCGTCCCGAAAGTATCTAGGAAAACTTCTTGCGTGATAAGTTCGGGCGTTGAGTTGTGCATGGTGTCAATGTGCGCACTCCATAAAATGTTCGTCTTGGCTTTTTTGTTGTGGTTGTCGTAGATATAAGCGAGTGTTTCGCCTTCCTCATTCTTTAGCGTTTTGAAGTCTTTGAAATATGCCTCTATAAATTCACGTTCGCCCTCGCTTTCATGTTGGCGTCTGTATGTAAGAATGTTTAATAGTCTGTCGATTGGTTTATTAATTGTTTTCATTTTGTTGTTGTCCTTGTTGGTTGGCGTCTATTGCGTTGTTTAATATTTCAAACACGGGCGCGAGTGGTTCGGGTTGTGGTTCTTTTAATGCGTCGGGGTATTCTATAATCTCTATTTCGTCCTCCGATTTCTCGCGGTCAATCTCTGCTTGTAAGTCTTTCGCGTCGTCGGTGTGGCACGTTGTCCCGTCGCTTAATTCGTGGACGTCGTCCTCGTGTGCTGATAGGTTGCCGTCCGCGTCCTCGTGGTCTATGTCCTCCACTAAATTAAAATAAATAAAACCGCGTAAGGTCATAACGAGGTCGTCTATGTGGTAATAGTCGCCCGTTTCCTCACAAGCATAAATATCATGCGCGGATAAATCGCAGTCCTCATGGTATGCGTCATCATTCGCCCAAATAACGTGATCGTGGTGAACGTAGTCTTGAGTATTGTTATTGATCCAAGCATAAGAATAATTATTATCACAACAATGTCGGCATATATAGTCGCCGTGATGCGTGTAAGTCATATCGTCGTTGTGTTCCATGTCCCCGCAGTCGTCACACTCGCTCTCGTCCTCGTCCCGCACGTCGTCCGTCCAGCCGTTCGTCATGGTCAAACTTAATTCGCCATGCGTGTTGATCTCAATATAAGTGTTGTTGTCGATGTCCACAAGTTCGCCCGATTGTGCCGAACCCTCCGAGCCGTTGCCGTTCACTCCCGCGTCGATATAAGGTGCAACAAAAATGTCGTCCTCGTCCTCATGCTCGATCATCTGCAATAAACACCCGTCGAGGTTGCCGTGAGTGTATCCGTTGGCTTTTAAATATTGTTGGAGGTATTTGCCCTCCGTTGAGCCGTTGGCGTCGGGATAAATTCTAACGTATTGTTTCAAGTCCTCCCGCACGATGCAACGCGCGAGTATGTCGCCCGACTTACTTTGAATATATGCCAAGCGTATCACCGATTTGTCATGCGCATAAACTCGGACGGCGTCCTCGCCTTTCATACATGAACCCGCCAAACAATCGCGGTATATGCGGACGAACCCGTCGGCGTCGGTGCTTTCAATGTATTTTACTTCCCAGCCCGTGCGACTTGCCACGATTGCGTTATATTTCTCGACGGCGTCCTTGATCTCTGTTTCTGTTATGCCGATGAAGTCCTTGAATGATGTTAAATACTTGCCTAACTTTGTGACGACCTCGCGCCCGTCCCTTAAATGTTTTAAAGTCGGATAGTGTGCTATCTGTAGAGGGTTCATTAAACTGACGTGGACGCGGTGCAAGTTGAAAAGGTAATCTAATGCCACGAATTGTTCGCCTGTAATGCCGATCGCGTTCCAATTCATGTGAACCCACTCACCGCCGTTAAATTCTTGATCGATCTGTTTAATGCGCGGTTCGAGTTTGTCCCGCACCTTGTCGAGTTGTTCAATGCGCTTTATATATTCACAAGCGCGGAGGGTGTAGTCGAGGTTCTTGCGTTCCTGTTCTACGTCGGGAGGGTTGCGCACGTCGCTTATCGTTTTCGCGAGTGTTGCGCCGTTGATTTTGTAATAGGTTTCCGTCCCGCCTTGTGCGTAATAGTCCGAGCGTGAATATCTACTTTTGCGGAGTTGTTGGCGTTTCGCTCTGTCGTCTTTCTCGAGTTGATATTCTAAAAAAAAGCGGACGTTATTTGATCGAGCGTTTTTTAAATAGAGGTGCGTTTCCGCGCAGTCGTTCGGCGTCGGGTTAAATAGTTGCAATCGTGCCATAAACTCTTGATCGCTTACCGCCGAATAGATGTCCCTATATCTTAAAAGCGCGGGGGGTTTCGGCGTGTTCAAGTTGTGCATAGTTTCTATTATGCGTTTGTAGTCCGCGCCCGTTTTGTTTTGTTGGATTGTTTTATTCACGTTCATTTAATGCCTCGCTTTCGTTTTTGAGTTCGTCTAGGTCTTTTGAATTGATCGTTAAAATGTCGGTGTATTCGGTCACGTCGTTTTCTACCAAGTTGAAAAGGTGCGCTTTTCTTTTGGCGACGCCGTCGCGTAGGTTGTTCTCTAGGTTCTTTGTCGCGTGGTGCGCGTTTGCCATGTCCGCCTTTGTTGGCTGATAGTAAAAGACAAACTTCACTCCATGCCCGTTTATTGTGCCGTCGATGATGTTCACACTCTGCGCGGTGGGTTTCATGACCTCGTAGGCTTTTTGTGGGCGGAGTTGGTTTCGTAAAATTTCTATTGCGTCATGGCGTTGTTGCGCTTGGGTTGGTGTGGTTTTCATTTTGTGCCTTTCGTGAGTTGGTTTAATTTGTCTTGAAATTCTTGAAGCATAAGTTCGGCGTCGTAAACTCTCGCGCCTGTGGTTTCGTCCATGTAAAAATAAATTTCCTGTTCGATCACGTCAAAGTCCAAAAATCGCGCGTCGTCGTCGAGGTTGTGTTCTATTTTCATGTTCTGCGCGGTTCGATTAACGTAGGCGTCAAATTCTTTTTGATTTTTGAACGGGGTTTCGTTGGTTTCCATTTTTTATTGTCCTTTGTATTGAGTTTTGATAAAAAATTCTCGCGTTGTTTGTTCTACTTGTGCAATTGAGAGGCGTAGTTTGAACGCGGTTTCATAAGTGCTATTAAAAAGCAGAGTTGAGAGAATAACGCGCTCGGTTATGTTGAGCGCGTCGGGTTGTTTCAATGCCCGTTCAATTCTCGGGCGTAGGTAGTCGAGGTTCATTTTTAGCCCCTATATCCGAGATCGGAAAGGTCATTTTTAAGTTGAAATACTGCGCGTTGATATTGCGAGTGCTTGGTTGTTGTTTTGTGGTGTTCGTCGTGCGCGTCTGATGTTTCAATGTCATAAGCGAGGTTGTTAAGTTTAACCGCGAGTTCGATTAAAACATTGTGGTCGTGCGAGGTGTCTTGTGTGAACGTGGGGTTTTCTGCCATGACTTCGTCGATCAGTTTCCAAAAGACGTGGCGGACGCCGTTATCGAGTGACGTTCTTATGACTACTTGATCTATCGTGTAGGTGGGTTTCATGTTCATATAATGCCTTTCGTTTGTAGTTGATAAATTAATACTGCGTCCGCGATTATCTCAAACAATCTAAACTTTGTATAGTAATTTTTTACAATGGGTTAAAAAAAGGCGCGGAACGCGCGTAAGTCGTTGATTAATAACAGGTTCATGAGTTCATGTTTTGCTAACTTTACTTTAAAACGTGAACCGAAGGTTTTATGAATGAGTGAATGAGAGTTAAGTTATTGATTTATATAGATATATTATATTATTTATTATTATTATTAATGATTGGTTCATGGGTTCATGTTAAAAAAAGAGGACAAGGGGGGAGGACGATCACTGCTCTACGAAGTCGAACGACGTGCAAACAATTCGAAACTCATTTCCCGATGTCCTATTATTTGGCATGAACTTCGTGAACTTCATGAACTTCTCAATATAATCAAGGACTTACAACGTGAACGCCGTAAAATAAAACGTGAACTTCATGAACTTCTCAATATAATCAATGACTTACGCGCGAACCGCGCCTCCATGAACCGAGTGAACGAGGTGGACGAAGTTTAACGGGGTAATAACCAAGCAAACGAGGCGGACGCGGTGAACTTCGTGGACGCGGTAGGAACTAGGCGCGACGCGGTCGCATACTACGAACCCCACCCGCACCCCATCACCCCGTTTTACAAAGTAGGAGTCCCGTCATTCCCTACATTGAACCCAACGCAAATGGTCAGAAAAAAAGTCAAATATAGAAACACCCCCCATACCAAATAAAAAGGGTCAACAAAAAAAATTTCTATAAAAAAATGTGAAAAGTAGGGGTGTAAAGCAAGGTTTTACTTAGATAGCTTTAGGGTCGAAGTTGTAAAGCTCGGAGTAAACATCTTTAATACGCATGAATTTAGCCCCGTGTTGATCAAAGTCATCATCGCCTCGAACGTAGAGAGCTAAGTGAACCATTTCATGGAGGAGGGTTTGAAAAATAGTGATGAAATGACCACAAGAACCAGAACTTATTTCAATAGCCATGTCCACTTCGTCAAAACAGCCATATATAGTAGGGTTTTTGATAACACGGAACTTAACTTTGTCCGACTTAGGCATAGGAAGTCTATTAAAGGGCGGCAATTTACACGCCATGTTGTATAAAATCTCTAAATTCTTCTTAGTCAACGTAGTTTTCATTTAGACATTCTACCAAAAGACTGTGCAAATAAGATAAAACTAGGTTAAAATAGTTAAATAAGCTGCAAATTCTATTCAAAGGTGTAACAGCGACACATGAACGACCTAAACAGTCAACAAAATCAATCAGATAACTCTGATCACGACGTTTCTTACGTAATTATGATGCCCAACATCGATGAGGACGTCCCTTTGCCTAAAAATCCTAAAGATGCTATGCCTGAACTAGGTATGGAAGAAGAGTTACAGGTTAGAGTTGAGACAGTTAAGACCATAGCTGATCTAAAAGGTGAACCTATTCCTGATGCTAGCCCGGCAGAACAACAAAAAGCAGTCGACTTTGTTAAAAGAGTCATGACAGATCCCAACTTTAAACCTGAATATGGTACATACACCGATCCTACGATGGCATTTTGTGCAGGTATGGTAGCTCAGACACAGGTACTACTCGCAAAGGAACTAGCAGACTATAAACTCTATGTAGTTAACAATTTAATCAAGGTCATAGAGACAACAAAGAATCCTAAAGAGAAGACAACAGCATTAAGAGCGTTAGGCGAGGTTGATGGTGTAGACGCGTTTAAGAAGAAGACTGAAGTGACTCACAAGATGGAGTCGATGGAGGAGGTTGAGAAAGAACTTCTTACTATGTTAAACGACTTCAAGCAAAAAGGACTCATGAAGGAGCCAGCGCAGACAATAGATGCAGAAGTAATAGAAGATAAAACAGATGAGTGAGGAAAGGCTAACCCCAGAGAAAGCCGCGGAGTTAATGCAGATCATTCCACATCTGGATGATAACAAGAAGAGAGTAGCACTAGCGAAGTTAAGAGTGTTTAAGAAGAATTGGGTACAAGAACACGGTAAGGATAGTTTTCTAGACTTTATTATGCACGTGTATCCAGGTTACATGATAGGAGATCACCATCGAAGATTGGCTAAGATATTTGAAGAGATTGCTAATGGCAAGAAGAAGAGAGTTATCGTTAACATTGCTCCTAGGCACGGTAAATCGGAGCTTATTTCATATCTTGCGCCGGCATGGTTCCTTGGTAAGTATCCACACAAAAAAGTTATTATGGCATCTCATACAGCTGACTTGGCAGTTAACTTTGGGCGTCGTGTGCGTAACCTCGTGGGTAGTGACGCTTATAAAGACATTTTTCCACAAGTAGAACTACAAGCAGATAGTAAATCAGCATCACGATGGGGGACAAATTTTAATGGGGAATATTTTGCTATTGGTGTGGGTGGTGCCCTCGCTGGTCGCGGGGCTGATTTGTTTATCATTGATGACCCACACTCAGAACAGGATGCTAAACTTGGACGATCTGATGTATTTAAGCCTGCTTGGGAGTGGTTTCAGTCTGGCCCTTTACAACGTCTTATGCCTGGCGGTGCGATAATTGTAGTCATGACTCGGTGGTCTAAGCTTGACTTGACGGGTGAAATTGTAAACCAAATGGTTAAGAATAACGAAGTAGATGACTGGGAGGTCGTAGAGTTTCCAGCAATATTGACGGATAAAGACGGAGAAGAACGTAGCTTATGGCCTGAGTTCTGGCCACTAGAAGAATTAAAAGCTAAGAAGGCCGCGTTAGATATTAGGTATTGGAACTCACAATACTTACAAAACCCAGTATCAGAAGAGGGCGCTCTAATTAAAAGAGAGTGGTGGAAGATATGGGAAGGAGAAGATCCTCCTAAGTGTGAATTCACAATTATGACACTAGACGCTGCTCAAGAAGCTAATAACCGTGCTGACTATAATGCACTAACAACATGGGGTGTCTTTTTTAACGAAGAAACCAATAACTATAATATAATACTATTAAATGCAATTAAGAAACGATTAGAGTTCCCCGACTTAAAAGAGCTTTGTATACAAGAATATAAGGATTGGGAGCCTGACGCATTCATAGTAGAAAAGAAATCTAACGGAGCTGCACTCTATCAAGAGGTTAGACGCATGGGCATTCCTGTTGGTGAATTTACACCAGGTAAAGGGCAAGATAAAATTAGTCGTGTAAATGCAGTGTCAGATTTGTTTAGAAGTGGTATAGTGTGGGCTCCAGATCATAGATGGGCGCATGAAGTAATTGAAGAGTGTAATGACTTTCCAAGTGGAGCGAATGACGACTTAGTTGACGCGACAACACTTGCACTGATGAGGTTTAGACAGGGTGGCTTTATTAGGTTACCTAGTGATGAAGAAGATGACGTGGTATATGGGATTCCAGGTCGTGGTAAAAAATTATACGCAATATAGGAAAATAAAATATGGCAGACATAGATAAAAGTTTATCGCAAGCACCACAAGGATTAGAAGCGATGGCTATGGGCGAACCCGACTTAAGCATCGAAATTGAAAATGCAGATTCTGTTACATTAGATGACGGTAGCATGGAGATTATGCTTGAAGCGGGCAAAGAACGAACAGACGAATTTAATGTGAACTTAGCAGAAGAACTTGATGAAGGCGTGTTGACAGAATTATCAGGTGATCTACTTAGTGAAATTACATCAGACTTAGATTCAAGAAAAGATTGGTTAACTACATACGTAGACGGATTAGAATTACTAGGTCTTAAAATTGAAGACCGTACCGAACCGTGGCCTGGGGCATGCAATGTGTACCACCCCTTAATGACGGAAGCGCTGGTTAAGTTCCAAGCTGAAACTATGATGGAGACATTTCCAGCATCAGGTCCAGTTAAAACACAGATCATCGGTAAGCAGACTAAAGAAAAAGAAGATGCAGCTGAACGTGTTAAAGAGGACATGAATTATCAGTTAACCGATGTTATGGCTGAGTATAGACCTGAACACGAAAGAATGTTGTGGGGACTAGGTTTAGCAGGTAACTCATTTAAAAAGATTTATTATGATCCATCTATAGAACGCCAAGTTGCAATGTATGTAACTGCAGAGGACATGGTAGTTCCTTATGGTGCATCTAATTTAGAAACAGCTGAACGTGTAACCCACGTCATGCGTAAAACTAAAAACGAAATTAAAAAACTTCAAGCAGCAGGATTTTATCGCGACGTTGATCTAGGCGAACCATTCTTAGATATTGACGAAGCTGAGAAAAAGATTGCAGAGAAACTTGGCTTTAACGCAGCTGAAGATGATAGATATAAACTTTACGAAATTCACACCCTACTCGATATCCCTGAGTTAAAAGATAGTGATGACGGAATTGCTTTACCATACGTAGTTACAATAGAAAAAGGTACTGGCACTATATTATCAATTAGACGTAACTGGAACCCAGAAGATGAGTTGAAATTAAAACGTCAACACTTTGTTCACTACGGTTACATACCAGGCTTTGGTTTCTATTGCTTCGGTTTAATCCATTTGATAGGTGCTTTCGCCAAATCAGGTACTATGATCTTACGTCAACTTGTTGACGCGGGTACCCTATCAAACTTACCAGGTGGTATGAAGTCACGAGGACTTCGTATTAAAGGCGATGATACACCAATCGCACCAGGTGAATGGCGTGACGTAGATGTACCAAGTGGTGCTATTCGTGACAACATTTTACCTCTTCCATACAAAGAGCCTTCACAAGTATTAAATTCATTGATGAATCAAATCATCGAAGAAGGTCGTGCATTTGCTAATGCTGAAGGTTTAAAAGTTTCTGACATGTCATCTAATGCGCCTGTCGGCACAACTCTAGCTATCTTAGAAAGAACATTGAAAGTAACATCAGCTATTCAAGCTCGTATTTACTATGCAATGAAACAAGAGTTTAAACTTCTTAAAGGTATTATTAGAGACTACACTCCGTCAGAATATAACTATGATCCTGAAGTGGGCGATAGACGTGCTAAACAAGCAGACTACGATAACGTAGATGTGATTCCTGTAAGTGATCCAAATGCTGCAACAATGTCACAGAAAGTTGTTCAGTATCAAGCTGTTATGCAGATGGCTCAAGCAAACCCACAGATCTATGATTTACCAGAACTTAATCGCCAGATGTTAGAAGTATTAGGTATTAAGAATATTGGCAAGCTTATTCCAAGTACAGAAGATCAGAAACCTAAAGATCCTGTATCTGAAAATATGGCTGTTATTAATGGTAAACCTGTTAAAGCATTTATCTATCAAGATCATCAAGCTCATATTGCAGTTCATATGGCAGCAATGCAAGATCCTAAGATGATGCAAATGATAGGTCAAAATCCAATGGCTTCTCAAATTCAAGCTGCAGCAATGGCTCACATAAATGAACATATTGCGTTTGAATATAGAAAACAAATTGAAGAACAGTTAGGCGTACCATTACCTAATCCAGATGAAAACTTACCTGAAGACGTGGAAGTTCAATTATCTAGATTAACTGCTGATGCGGCTAATAAACTTCTACAAAAAGATCAAGCTGAAGTTCAACAACAACAAATTGAACAACAACAACAAGATCCGTTAATCCAAATGCAACAGCAAGAACTTCAAATCAAACAACAAGAAGTTCAAATTAAGCAACAAGAATCTCAAGCTAAGATTCAAGAAGGACAAGCTAAGATTCAAATTGAACAACAAAAACTTGAGTTTGAAAAATCTAAAGCTGAAAATGAACAAAAATTAAATGCTATGGAAATGACTGCAAAAGTATCTATGGACAAGAAAAGATTAGAGTCTCAGCAATCATTAGATGGAGTAAAGATTGGTCTAGATGCAGCGATTAAAAATGAGCAACTAGGAATACAAAAGGATAATAAACAACCAAAGGAGTAGTAAATGATAGACCCAACGCTTGAGCTATTAATCAGTAAGATAGCTGAAAGACGCAAAGAAGTATTAGGTTCAATTGCTGAAGGTTCTGCGAAAGATTACGCGCATTACCAATCTGCTGTCGGATATATACGGGCTTGTGATACGATACAAGGCATTATTGCTGACATCGTAGACAGGATGGAGAACTCAGATGAGTGATCAAATTCTAACCATGAATAAAGATTTGGTAGATGCAGATGGTCGACCAATTCATATCCCAACAGTTGATAATGTAGAAGCAGAAGACATTCCAATTGAAGAACGGGGTTTACAGTTACCTGAACCAAAAGGATATAAAATTTTATGTGCTATCCCAGATGCAGCAGAAACGTATAAGGGCGGTATTGTAAAAGCCGATTCAACTAGAACTATAGAAGAACATTCAACTGTAGTTTTATTTGTAGTAAAAGTAGGTGACTTAGCTTATAAAGATGAGACTAGATTTCCTACAGGTCCATGGTGCAAAGAAGGTGATTTTGTTTTAACGCGTGCATACGCGGGCACTAGATTTAAAATTCACGGAAGAGAATTCCGCATTATTAACGACGACACAGTTGAGGGGGTTGTAGAAGATCCTCGCGGCTATACTCGCGCATAAGGAGTAATATATGGCTGACGATAAAGAAACGGAAATAGTATTTGAATATCCAGATGATATGGATGTACCAGGCACTACAGGTAATAAGTTACCTGAAGAAAAAGAAATAGAGCCGAATGAAACAACAAAAGCTGCTATTAAAGAAGCAAGGCAAGATGATTTTGACCTTGAAATAGAAGACGATACTCCTCCTGAAGATAGAAATCGTGACCCTTTACCTAAAGAAGTAGTAGAAGAGGTAGAGAATGATGATTTAACTAGTTATTCAGATAAAGTAAAAACGCGGTTATCACAGCTTAGAAAAATGCACCATGATGAAAGACGTGCTAAAGAAGCTGCTGATCGCGAAAGACAAGAGGCAATTAGGTTTGCACAACAGCTTGCAGATGAGAATCGAAAACTTAAAATAACTTTAAGTTCCGGCGAGCAAACTTATATTGAAACTCTTAAAGAATCACTAGAAAAAGAACTTTCTATAGCTAAACGAGACTATGGAGAAGCATACGATTCAGGTGACAGGGATAAGATTATTGATGCACAAAGTAGGATGAATGATACACAACTTAGGATGTCTCAAGCAAATGGTTATGTATCTCAATTTAAAACTTCTTTACAAGAACCTGAAAAAGATGTATATATACAACAAAATCAACAATCAATTCCAAAACCAGATTCTAGAGCTTTAGACTGGCAAGATAAAAACGAATGGTTTGGAAAAGATGAAGAAATGACAAGCCTTGCATTAGGCTTACATGAAAAATTAGTTAGAAGCGGGATCAGTCCTACCTCTGACGAATATTATCGTCGTATTGATAGTACGATGCAAAAACGATTCCCAGAACACTTTGGGGATGCAACGCTAGACGAGGACCAACCCGCCGAGCGCACAAAACCTTCGAATGTAGTTGCTCCGGCAACGCGTAGCACCGCGCCTAAAAAAGTGCGTCTGACGAAGACACAAGTAGCGTTAGCCAAGAAATTTGGGTTAACACCGGAACAATATGCAAGAGAAACTTTAAAATTGGAGAGAACAAATGGATAATACAAGATTAGATCGTGAACAAGATACAAGAAACGAATTTCAAAGAGCTGATAGTTGGCAACCTGCATCATTACTACCAGAATTTAAGAAGGTACCTGGTTGGTCATATCGCTGGATTCGTACTAGTGTAATGAACGAAGCTGATAATCTAAATGTTTCTTCAAAAATGCGTGAAGGATGGGAACCCGTTAAATTAGCGGACCACCCTGAAATGAAACTCATGGTAGATCAAAATTCTCGTTTCAAAGAAGGAATTGAGATTGGTGGTTTACTATTATGTAAGATCCCGGAGGAGTTTGTTAATCAACGTACTGCACATTATCAGAATAAAGCTCAGCAACAGTCTGACGCGGTGGATAACAGCTTCATGAAACAGAATGATCCTCGTATGCCTCTCTTTGCAGAGTCAAAAGCTACGACTTCATTCGGTAAAGGTAAATAACAAAAGGAGACATTTATGTCAGCAACAGCAACCCCATACGGCTTAAAACCCGTAAATGAAATTGGCGGTCTACCATATGCTGGTAGCACTCGTCAAATCAAGATTGCGTCCGGCTATGCTTCAAATATATTCTACGGTCAAGTAGTTTCTATTGTAGCTGCAGGTACAATCGAAGTAGTAACAACAGTTGGTTCAGCAGCATCACCGTTCCCAGCTGGTACAATCGGCGTTTTTGTAGGTTGCACTTACACAAACCCATCAACTAAGCAATTAACATTCTCACAATACTGGCCAACTGGTACAGTAGCGTCTGATGCTATGGCTTACATTGTTGACGATTACAATACATTATTCCAAGTTCAAGCTGACGGTACATTAGCTCAGACAACACTTGGCGCTAATGCGAATTTCGCAGCTGCTCAATCAACATCTACAGGTTCAACAACTACAGGCAATTCAACATCAGCAATTAGTGCTACTACAGCTGCTACTTCTGGTATTGCGTTCCGTATTGTAGATTTCGTTGAGAGTACAACATCAACAGTTGGTGATGCGTATACTGACGTCTTGGTTAAATTTAATCCAGTCGCTCATTCATACAATAACCCAACAGGCATCTAAGGAGAATAACACATGGCAATTTCACGCGCACAGCTACTTAAAGAGCTATTACCAGGCCTTAATGCTTTGTTTGGTTTAGAGTACAAACGTTATGGCGAAGAACATAAAGAAATCTACGAAACAGAGACTTCAGAACGTTCTTTCGAAGAAGAAACAAAACTATCAGGCTTTGCAGCAGCACCTGTTAAAAACGAAGGCAATGCTATCGCTTATGACAATGCTCAAGAAGCTTGGACTGCACGATACAATCACCAAACTATCGCTCTTGGCTTCAGCTTAACTGAAGAAGCTGTAGAAGATAACTTGTATGATACATTATCAGCACGTTACACAAAGGCATTAGCAAGAGCTATGTCTTACACAAAACAAGTTAAGGCTGCAAACGTACTTAACAACGGTTTCACAAACTCAGCACAGTATTACGGTGGTGATGGTGTTCCATTGTTTGCTACTAACCATCCACTTGTTAACGGCGCTACAAACAGCAACACACAATCAACTCCATCAGACTTGAACGAAACTTCATTGGAAAATGCTGTTATTCAAATTGCTGCTTGGACTGATGAACGTGGTCTTTTGATCGCTGCTCAACCTCGTAAACTTATTGTTCCACCAGGTAATCAATTCGTTGCAACTCGCTTGCTCGATACTGAACTACGTGTTGGTACAACTGATAACGATATCAATGCAATTAAGAACAATGGTTCTATCCCAGAAGGTTATGCAATTAACCACTTCTTGACAGATCCAGATGCATACTTCTTAACAACTGATGTACCTAACGGCATGAAACACTTTGTTCGTACACCATTATCTACATCTATGGATGGCGATTTTGATACAGGCAATGTTCGTTACAAGGCTCGTGAGCGTTATTCATTTGGTTGGTCAGATCCTCTCGGTATGTGGGGTTCACAAGGCGCTTAATTGTTCCTTGCTAAGTAATACCAGATTAACCCAGTTTCGGCTGGGTTTTTCTTTGCCTGTAATTCATGATTTTCTGTAGGACTTTGTATAGCAAAAAGAGCAATATATGCATAGCTACGACGTAGCTTAGTAAAAATACAACACAAAAGGAGAACTACTATGTGGACAAAACCAGCTGCAACAGAAATGAGATTTGGCTTTGAAGTAACTATGTACGTAATGAACAAGTAATGGTTATCGTAACAGACTGCTATTAAACTAAGGGCCTTCGGGCCCTTTTTCAGTAATAAATACTTGCTTTTATAGTTTTTTGTAGTATGATTCATTTATCCGGGTATATCCGGTTTATTAGACTGTCCCGGCAGACGCATACAAGACTAATAAGCTTAACTTTGTATGAAGGAAAATTATTATGGCAATCGCTTCTCATTTAGGCCCATGGCTATTAGGTACTACTAAATTCACTACTGGCACTACTGCCGACACAATCCGTAACATGGGTGCTACTGTAGTTACTCAAACAGACACAATTACTTTTGGTGAAATTAATACATCATTAACAGGTAACGTGGTTACACTTCCAGCAGGTGCAATTATTCAATCTATGCAATACTATGTTACATCTACATTTAGTGCGGCTACAACAATTAAGTTAAGTATTGGTGCTACTGATATTACAGCGGCTACTACTATTACAGGCCCTGCTGCTCCAGCTAATTTAACAGCTGCTACAGCTTCTGATACAGTGACAGCTTTACTTGCTAACGTAGGCACAACAGACAAAATTATTACTTTCACAGCTACTAAAGCATCAACTTTAACTACTGGTTCTGTAACGTTACAAATTGTTTACACTGTTCGTAATGCAGATGGCTCAACCGATTCAACATCAGCTTAATTAGGAGGCTAATATGCGTCCAGTAACATTTAGCGTAACAGGGGTAGGTAATTCAAACGTAAATGCAACAGATCATTACGTTTCCCCTTTTAACGTTGCTTTAAGCGTGATTGTAACAGGTACTATTACTTATACTGTGCAGTATACTTTTGATAATGTTTTTGCAAGTAACTTTAGTGCTGCGTCAGCTACTTGGACGGATCACCCTAGTTTAACATCGCAAACTACAACAAAAGATTCAAATATTGCGTATCCAGTACAAGGTATTAGACTAAAAACAACCGCAGGAACAGGCACAGCAACATTAACAATGATCCAAGCAGGTGGAGGAGGTCTAGCATGAGTATTTCAAATAACATTGATGGGTCTGCTGGTGGTAGCGGTCAGTTACTTGACTTCTTATCATTAGTTACAAATCCAAAAATATATGAAGCAAAAATAAAAGCATTACAAGAAGTTACAGCTGAGCATCAAAAGTTTGTAGAATTAGTAGCACCAGCTACTGAGATTATGGATTTAAGAGAAAAAGTTAAAGCTGAAAAAGCAGCAGTTAAAAATAAACTAGAAGAAGCTAATTTAAAATCAGAAACTTTAGTAAAAGAAGCTCAAAATAAAGCAGATGCAATTCTTGCAGATGCCCAAGCTAAAGCTGAATCACTAGTTAATGAAGCTAAAGCCGCCGCTGATGATGCAAAACTAGCTCAATCTGAAGCTCGTAAAAGTGCTAATGAAGTTAAAAAAGCTAAATCAGACTACGATAGTTTAAGCGTAAGTTTAAAAGATCAACAAACTGAATTAGATAAAACGCAAGCTAAAGCTGAAGCAGTTAAAAAAGAAGCAGAAGCATTGCGAGCAGATTTAATAGAAAAGCATACAGCATTTATTAAGAGTCTGTAATGTCCGTAGCACCGCATGCAGGTGTCGTAGACTTTGGCACCTTCACGCCTCCAACTTTATCTTTAGACGGGATACAGGGAGAGGTTCCACAACCATTAATCGGTCAAGAGAATTATGTCTTAACTGGTAATGGTTGGTCTTCATTAGCTGCACTAGGTGCTTTGACTTATCAAGGCACTTGGAATGCTTCTACAAACACGCCTACACTAGTCTCAAGCGTAGGAGTTCAAGGCTACTACTATGTAGTCTCTGTCGCAGGCAGTACAAATCTAAACGGTATCACAACATGGGATGTAGGCGATTGGGCTATATTCAACGGATCCACTTGGCAAAAAATTGAAGGCGGTTCAGCTGGTACATTCCAAACATTAACTGTTACAGGTCAAGCAGCTCTTAATACAGTTACAGGAAACACATCAATTGCTGATACATCTACTGTAGGTCAATTTGGTGTAAAACTAGGAACTCTCTTTAGTAGTGGTTCAGCTTGGGATTCTAAGGTAGCGTTATTTGGAAATATAAATACCGCATCAGGTGCAGGTTCAGGAGCATTTGGTGTTGCTTTTGATACAACACAAGGCACAAGTTTAATGTCAATAGCCCCTCTTATTGCATGGTATAACATGAGGTATTTAGGGAATAGCCATCAATTTTTTGGTATTGGTTTTGAACAATTAAGAGTTGCTCCAACTAATTCTGCTGTAAACTATGTTCAAGTAACAGGTGGAGCAACTACCGCTGCTCCTGTAATATCATCACAAGGTTCAGATGGCAACATAGCTTTAAGTTTTGTATCTAAAGGAACAGCTAGACATAACTTCTTTAACAATGGTGCTACATCATCAAGACAATTTGCAGTAGGCACATCAGGTATTACAAGTGCAGTTAATTTCTTAAATGTAGATGGTTCTGTAGCAGGCATAGCTTTACCTATGCAGGCACAAGGCACAGACACCAACATCTCTATGGCTTTCCAACCTAAAGGCACAGGTGCTATAGACCTAGCCGCAGGTAGTTCTGGTATTAATATATCCAACGGTGGAACAGTAACAGCAGTAACTAGAATAGCTGGTGGAAATAGCTACACTACAGCTTTAACTGCAACTATATCCGCTCCAACCACAGCAGGTGGTACTACAGCTACAGCTACCGCTTATGCTGGGGCAATTACAGTAGGTATTGCAAATGGTGGTACAGGATACACATTAAACGATGTAATAACTGTTATAGGTGGAACTAGAACACAAGCTCAAGCCTGTACAGTAACAGGTGTTTCATCAGGCGTTATTACTGCAGTCTCTGTTCAAACTTTTGGATATTATACTGTATTGCCAACAAATCCTGTATCAGTAACAGGAGGCACAGGAAGTGGAGCAACATTAAATTTAAGTAATTG